CAAAAGAAAGACTGATAAACAGCGGCTTTTATGATTTAGCCACAGCCTATCAGTCAGTGCACGTCAACTATTGAAAGCGCCGTATACCGAACGGTACGTACGGTGCTGTGAGAGGACAGCGGTTAGCCACCGCCTCCTACTCGATTGATAAGGTCGATTGGCGTTCTGGTTGTCAGACTTTTCCTGATACCTTTTTATTTTGTCGTGTATGGTTTCGAACTTTGGAGTAACTTTCTCTCCGTATGCTTCTTCCCACTTAGAACGTTCTTTCTGATATGCGTCAAAGGCACGCTGTGCAGTATAGAATGCTGTGTAGAAGTCTTGTACTGTTGCAAATTCATGCTGTCTGACGATATTGGATAATCTGGCTTTGAGAGTTCGGATCTCTTCCTCTTTGGTGGCAATCTTGCTTTCAAGCTCTTTTTTCTTAGTAAGTAAATCGTTTTCAGTATGGAGAACTTTATCAGCGGAATTTTTACAGAGAGGTAATGGAAAAGAATCGGGTGCATTACGAGTATTACCATTTGGGAATGACAGAAAATGTGCCGGAGCTTGAAGGTTTCCATTTCCACACATTAAGGCATACCTACACGACAAACCTCTNTTCATTCGCACGGCGGTCTTTTGCGATTTTTCTGTACTTGCGACCGATGATGACACATGCCACACCGCCCACAATAGCAATCAAGCCTCCAACCGGAACAGCGAACAAAAGAAGTATTCCAATAAGTGCGAGGAAAACTCCGAGAACAATCACGAGGATTCCACAAACACTGTATGTATTGGGTGAGTATTCCTTTTTCTGCGGTGCATTTGATGAACTGGATGCAGCAGGATTTTCGTTTGCAGCCGTCAATCCTTTTGCAATGTCGGACACGCCGACGGTAGTTCTGTTATACACTGCGTTGTATGCTGCCTTTTTGGGGTCGTTGACGATTCCCATTCCCTTTTTACCATAAAGGGGATTGACCGCCTTTTTGACCTGCCGTTTGACTTTTCCTGTTGTTCGTGCCTTGATGCTTTTCTTGAGGTTCGGTTTTCTGACACCGTATTTCATGAACGCACCTCCATTTCTATAATTTGTCATTCTGTACACTTTCCTTGAGAAAGGAGGTGTGCGGAATGAAAATCCTTGTTTGGGAAGTGAGAACCTCAAAGGGTTTCACACTGATGGAGTTATCGAAGAAATCCGGAATCGGAAAATCTACGATAAACAACATCGAAAACGGTAAGGTGTCACCGACATTGTTTCAGCTTGAAATGATAGCGATTGCATTAGGCGTGAACATCACCGACCTGTTTGAATCCGAATACAAATAATTGTATCATATTGCAGCGGAAATCCGGCAGCATGAGGAACGATTTCCACAATTATGGAAATCAACCTCAATATTTCCACAATCATGGAAATATATGATACAATGCAATTCGGAAAGGGGGTGGTGTTCCCCTTGAATTACAAAGAGGCTATTGTCGAAATAGTCGGGAAGATACATAGCGAACGCATCCTCAAAAGGATATATAAATTCGTTGTGTATCTGTACACCCATGAGACTGGCAGTTGAAAGACTGTCAGTCTTTTTTTGATGCAAATAAATCTATGATTCTTTGAAAAGCTGCGATGTCCTCGTCACTTGCCTCAAGCAGAGCCTTGAACAAATTCTTGCGGGCATCGTCCTCACCTACCATGATGCGGTCAATTCTTTCGAGAAAGTCGTCATCGGTATCAATGAACATCTCACCATCACCGGAAGTCAACCATATATAATCAACATTAAATTCACGGCAAATTGATTTGACCATATGTTCGGTAGCGTTACGGTTTCCATTCTCAATATTTGAGATGGTGGATTTAGTAACGCCAATTTTTTCACCGAACTGTTCCATTGTCATTTTCAAAGATTTTCTCAATTCTCTGATTCGTTCGCCTTGCGTCATTTGGAATCACCTCCTCTGTTTTCTAAAGCATACCACCGAAAAAGACAAAAATCAATAAAAAAGTTTTCAAACGCAACAAAAAAGAGTTGACAAAGTATTCAAATGGAACTACAATGTATTCAAACGAAACGAACGGAGGTACAAAACAATGATGAAATCTGAATTTGAAAAACTTGCAGGTAGAGCAGTAACCGACGAACAGTACAGAGCAATCGAAATATTATACATGAGCAGCAACCTTGAAAAATCAGAATTTGTGAAAAGCATGAGACCGATGCTCAAGAACATCCCACAGCCGGAAAAGAAAAAAGACATCAAAAGAATGGTAGTGAGAGACCACAGCGGTTTCAGAAAGACACCGAACGGATGCTATTACCACATCGAATATGTTGAGCTTGTGGACATCGACATCAAGACAGGAAAATACATCATCAAGCCACTTGAGGAGAAAGATTTCGAGCAGTTGGCAAAAGACGGACACAACCTTGATTTAGACACATGGTTTGATTTTGATTATGAGGATTGCATCGACGAAAAGAAAAAGCCGATTGAACTGAAATATTAAAGCCGAAACGGGGCAGCAGTCGCCCCGTCAGTGTCCGGATGGCAACCGACACTCTGACGATGGCAAGCCGAAAGACAGCGTCAGCGATACCGTGGGAAACATGGCAGCGGTCGCACCTGCTAGAAAGTGCGTGGTCGGTCAACAGGTTTTCGATGATTTTTAAGGTGAAAAGCATCAACACGGTAGACAATGCCGGAAAGTAGGTGGACGGGATGAAAAGACCGAGAGAACCACCAACAGGAGGAATCAAGATGGATATAGGACGAATATTGCCGACAGAGGCAGCAGCAATCCTCAATGTGTCACCGCAATTTGTGAGGGTAGCAATGCAACAGGGAAAACTTCCGATAGGAACGGCGGTGCAGATGTCCTCAATTTGGACGTATCACATTTCGGAAAAACTGCTTGCAGATTATTCCGGAAAGAACATAGAAAAAGAGATTGAGCGAATCCGAGGAGGTGTTGAGAAATGACAAGAAACGAGAAAAAAGCAGTGATCGAGAGCATGGCAGAAAAGTTTATGAATATCGACGACCTTGAGGGGAAGTCAATGACCATCATGGTGATGTCTGCGTATGCCGAGGGTAAGGCAGCAGGAAAAGCAGAGGAGCGTCGCAGATGGGAGCAGAAAGAAGCGGTTGTAGCCGTTTAATGAAAACGCCCCGTCATGGTGGCGGGGCATACATAAAGCAGGAGCATGAGAACAAAAGAAAAAGGACAACCATTGCAGTGGTCGTCCTTGATTTGACTGATTGTGTCAGTCGCTATCACTAAAAAATATTATAGCAAATCTGACACGAAAAAGCAACTCGAAAACGACCGGAAAGGTCGTGAAAATACAGGGTTTTCGGAGGTTTGGGCGTCCTCGTAATAGATAATAACAAGTCTACGAAAACCTATATAGGAGACATGTGTCAGATGGCAAGAAAGAAAGGGATGCAGTTCATCCCGTATGATTATGAGGCAGCATATAACAAAGCGTTGGAGGATATGCACGAATGGTTCATTGAGAACCTGTTCCAACACAGAAAGAAAGTTGTATATGCCTTGAAAGAGATAACCGCAGGAGATCAGTTTGAGATTGAGATATACCCACAGTTCCGGAGTATGGATGAAGTACCTCCGGAGGGGAGAACTATCAAGAAAGACAATAACAAGGCTCAAAAGAATCTGAATGACAAGAACGCACGGAAATACGTTGAGAGGTTAATCAATGAGAATTTCAGCGACCGTGATATTTGGATGACATTGACCTATGATGACGCACACCTCCCGCCGGACGGGGATGTGGATGCAGCAATCAAGAATGTGCAAAAGTACATCCGACGCATCAACTATCAGAGGAAAAAGAGGGGTCTCCCGAACGCAAAATATGTCTATGTGACCGCATACAATCCGGATGCGGAAATCAGATGGCATCATCACATTGTCATGGACGGTGCGTTGGACATGGAGACGGTTGAATCCTGTTGGAAACAGTCAAGCAGGAATGAAGTTCGCAGGTTGCAGACAGATGAAAATGGTCTGTCCGGCATGGCGAACTATATCGTCGAAGAAAAGAACCGTGTTCCGTCGGAAAAAAGATGGAACAGTTCACAGGGATTGAGAGACCCACGAATCAAGGTCGTACACTCCAAGCGTCCGGCAGCAGGAGGCAGCTATAAAAAAATAGGCTCATTTGTTGATGGGATGGTCAAAGACAGGGATTCAATTCCGGAGATTTTGAAAAAGTGGTATCCGGACATGGATTTCACGAACGCAAACGTGTACTACAACGATTTTAATTGCATGTTTTACATACATGCACGAATGAGGAAAAGGAGGCTACAAGGTGAAAAGACGGAAAAGACGGGCAAGACAAGCAAGGCGACGTAATGCGTTTCGTGTGATCGTGGTCGCAGGAGTTGTGACAGCGTTGTGCGTGGCAGCGTTCGGCAGCAAAAAGCCGGAGCAGGTCGAGGAGAGGCAGCAGGAGACAACGCAGGAGGAGACAACACATGCGGAAACGGTGCAGAATCCGGAAACAATCGTGCAGACGGCAGAGGAGATCGAAAGCAAATACAAGGTTTTTGACACCATGTCCGAGGACTGGGGCAGTTGTGATCTTGAGGGGTTCGTATATTATGACCTGCCGGAGCAGTATGCAGATAAAGGCTATTTTCCGGAGAAAATGCAGATATACACAAGATGCCTGTGCAAGCAAAACGACGTTCCGTATGCCCTTGTGTTGGCACTCATTGAGCATGAATCCGGATATGAATTTGACAAGGTCGGAGACAGCGGGCAGTCAAAGGGATATATGCAGATATATGAGAAATGGCACACTGACCGAATGCAGAGGTTAGGATGCACCGACCTCATGAACCCGTATCAAAATGTGAGGGTCGGGATTGATTTCCTCTCATACCTGCTCAAGAAATACGGCACGGTGCAGGATGCACTTGCAGCGTACAACTACGGTGAAAAAGGTGCAAGGGAACATTTGTGGAGCAACGGCGTGTATGTGTATTCGTACAACAGTGCAATCATGCAGAGGATGAAAGAGATTGAGGAGGTGGTCGGAAAGTGAGGGCAGGAGAAATCATTGAGAGAATCAGACACATGCTCAAGGTCAAGGATTGCAAACATGTGTGTCTGTTCTGCGAATATTACGAAATATGCAAAGAGGAGGCGAAAGCAAATGAACATGAGATATGCGAAACGAAGTGAGGACACGGAGCAAATCAACGTCGTGTCATGGGCGGGATGGAACATGAACCGTTATCCGGAATTAAAGTGGTTGTTCCATGTGCCGAATGGAGGCAGCAGGAACAGAGCGGAGGCGGTGAAATTCAAACAGATGGGTGTCAAGGCGGGCGTTTCCGACTTACAACTCCCATATCCGAAAGGCTCATACTGCGGGTTGTTCGTCGAGATGAAATTCGGCAACAACAGGCAGCAGGAGACACAGAAAGAGTTCCTTGCAGACATGGCAGCAGCCGGACATTTTGTTGCAACCTGCTATTCGGCAGAGGAGGCAATCAAGGTTATTGAGGAATATCTGAATTTGCCGGATTCAGCACACAGGGAGAGAAGTTTGAACATGAGCATCCCGAACAACAGCATCCTCAAGGACGGGAAAATAAAATAACAGGACAATAACAGGAGGAATCAACATGAGAATTATTGCAGTGATGTCACCAAAGGGAGGAATCGGGAAAACGACGACATCCGATTCAATCGCTTATATGTTGGGCGAGGAGCAGGGGAAAAGAGTGCTTGTGTTAGATGGAGACCCGCAGGGCGATACATCAAAGACGTTCGGAGTATTTGAACCGGACGGAATCGGAATGAGTGAGCTGCTTGAGAAACATGAATGTGTCGGCGGTACATACAAAACGAGTGATCTGATTCGCCCGACGGAATATTCGCACGTTGACATCATTCCGGCAAATGGCTATCTCATGCAGACGGACATGAATTTGCTGCTCAAGTCAGAGGACAATCAAGTCACACGATTGCGTGAGGCGTTGGAGGAGGTAGCGGACGCATACGATTATTGCATTTGCGATTGTGGTCGACTGCTTGACATGGTGGTCATTAACATTCTGATTGCAACAGAACTCATTATTGCTCCGGTAAAGGTCGGGGGATATGAAATCGAGGCATTGCAGAACCTTGAGGAGCAGATTGAGGACTTGAGAGACATCAATCCGGACTTGAGAATCAAGGCGCTCATGACAATGCGACAGAAAAACAAGACATCTCTTGAGGTTGAGGAGTGGTTGAAAGCAGAATCCGGATTTGACATGTTTGTCACTCCAGTTCGCCGTTCCATTGTTGCGGAGAAATCAACAACGGCAATGATACCACTCCCGAAATTTTCAAAGTGTGGAATCGTGTCTCAAGATTACAGATGCGTTGTACATGAGTTGCTCAAGGAAATGGAGGGGTAAGGCATGGAAAACGAGACAATACAAATCCTTGAGTTATTCGGAGGGATTGGGTCGCCTCGATGTGCCTTGAGAAATTTGAACATTCCGACGAAAGCAATCGACTATGTGGAAATCAATGAAAAGGCGGTGCGTTCGTACAATTCAATGTTCCGTGAAGAACTGGCATATAAAACACAAACGGTTGTCGGATGGAATCTGAAACCGGACATTCTGATTCATGGCTCACCTTGCCAAGACATGAGCATTGCAGGACATCAAGGAAAGGCGACAGGAGAGGGCAGAATCAACCGAGGCAAAGGTTCAGACGAGGGGAGCGGAACACGTTCCTCTCTCATGTGGGAGACAATACATATCATTGAGAATATGGGCGAATGGCGACCTCGTTATGTGATATGGGAAAACGTGAAGAATGTGAAATCAAAGTACATGAGACCGAATTTTGACAGATACATGGTTGAAATGGAGCGATTAGGATATACGAATAATTTTGAGGTACTGGATGCAAGAGAGTTCGGATTGCCACAAGCGAGAGAGCGAGTGTTCACAGTTTCTGTTCTGAATGGAGAAAAATTTGAATTTGATGACCTCATAAGAACACCGATGCGTAATTTGCAGGAGTTTCTTGAGGATGATGCAAGTGTTCCGGATGTTTACGACGTGACACAACCGTCCGTCCTTGCATGTATCGGAGAAAAAGGCATCCGCAGGGCGACGGTTATCAAAGAATGTACATATACCATCACAACGAGACAAGACCGGACACCCGCACAGGTCATCGACCGAGGCGATGGACGCTATCGTTATTTGACTGAGCGTGAGTGTTGGCGGTTGATGGGGTACACGGACGAGGATTTCGACAGGGCGAAAGCGGTACAGGAAAGAAATGGGAAGTATTACAAAGCATTATACGACCAAGCAGGAAACAGCATCGCCGTTCCAATATTCGAGAGCATATTCAGAAAAATTATTTTGCATGAGGTCGCATGAGACCGGAAAGAGAGGAAGAACGCATGGGAAACATTGTGAAAACAGCAAAATGCAGATTCTGCGGTCAAATGACGCAGATTGAGGCAGACGAAGAACTGACAGCAGCACAAGCAGAGGAACAGGCAACCATGACATGTAATTGCCCGGATGCAGTTGAATATCAGAAAGAGAAACAGAGGAAAGAAAAGGCGATGCAGAACGTCGCTGCACTGTTCGGAGAGGCAGCAACACCGGACAAGAGATGCGGAGAGGGCATTGTGAAGATTCTCAAGGCAGCAGTCGAGGAGATTTACACCGGAGGACTGGCAAAGGTCACATTGAACCTCCGTGGAGGCGTGAAAGCCTCTATTTCACAGAATAGCAAGGGCGAAATCAACGTCGAACGTACCGAGACAAAAAAACAGAAACTCACAGAGTAACAGCAGGAGGGTGAACAGATGGCAGCAGGATTCAGCGTCAAAGACGCACTTAACAAAAACAGCAAAGCAGGAATTGACGAATCTCCGAGAGCGAGATTCCGGACAAAGGACATTTCAATTTTCAAGATGTACCGTAATACCATGAATTTTTACAGTGTCAAGGACATCGAAGAACTGGCAGGAGACATCCTCCTGTCCGGTTTGAAACAGAACCTTGAACTCGTATATGCACCGTGCGAAAAAGGCGAATACAGAATCGTCGCAGGTGAAAGACGTTGGGAGGCTCTCAAGTACCTCGTATCAAAGGGATATAAAGACTTTGAATTGGCAACCAGTAAATTGACTACACCGCAGGACGATGACGAGGAGCAGGTCGAAATCATCATCGCCAACGCATACCGTACAAAGACCATTTCCGACATGATCGAGGAGGAAACACGCCTCAAGGCATCTCTTGAGCGTATGAAAGCAGCAGGGAAGAAAATCAAGGGATATGACCTGCAATCCGGACGGTTGAGAGATGTGATTTCCTCGATGCTGCACATGAGCAAAACAAAGATTGCACAGATTGAGGCGGTCAACAATAATCTGATTCCGGAATGGAGAGAAGAACTCAAGAAAGAAC